AGTTCAACTGCTCCAGTTACACCCTGTGAAGAAAGATTAAGTAATCCTGCTGTATAGTTAGTTGGTGTTACATTATACAATGCATCTAAAGCCGGAAGCCTCCGATAGTAGTGTAATTCTAAATTAGTTGCTGTTCCGCTAGTACCACCGTCTTGAAAGGCAGGCGATAGAACTACTATATTTCCTTTTCGAGACCAAAAAGCAGAGTAATTATACTTACTTGCAGTCCAGTCATTAAATGTTCTCAAGTCTGTTTTTTCATTAAAGACTCTTGTTGACTGCCCAGCAGCATCTACTTCTCGAATTTCAATAAACTCAATAAGGTCAGATGGTACTGTAATCTCTGTCTTACTGGGAACAAGATTGTTTCCAGCTGTTGTTGCAGCAATCAAATCAGTTGAGTTGTAAGTAATAGTGTTCTCAAGCGCAATAACCCTTAGTTTACGATATGCCTTATCAGCGGCATACCTTAAACAGTCTTTGATTATATCATCGCTAAGAACTGCTGCGTCTTTGTTAGACCAGTTCCTCACTAAGTCAACGAACTGCGTATAAGTTCTTGCCATATTAGGCCTCCTAATTAAGTATTAATTACCAAATCGGAGTATTCTGTAATTAAGATAGTTTTAAGTTTTTTAAGGTTATTAGGATCTTGCATAAAAGTTGGATCATGTAGATCTAGTTTATGGTCTTCAAGAATCTTAATTGCTACAATGTCAGGGATAGTTGCCATTTTACGGTATCCATTATTTGATTTACCATAATAAGCTTCTTTATCTCGCTGAAGTTTTGCTGCTTCCTTATACTTTGAAATATCTTGTACTGCTTGCCAATCTCCACTTTGAAGATCAAAACCAGCTTGAATACCTTCCTTGGCTCCTACAGTTGAACTATAGAATTTAAAGTCTGTTTCTTTACTCATGTCCTCTCCTACTTAATTAAGCGGGTTCTGTATACGCTACAAAACGACCTGACTTTCCAATATAGCCTAGTTGAGCACCTGTTGGGGCTGCAGCTGGAGCCGCGCCTACCGCAACTGTTGGTGATCCAATAGTTAGATGTGTTAGCTGATAACCGCCGCCACTTATAGAAGCTGTACGCCATACACATGTTTCAGCGGGGTAAGTATTCCCGTTAGCAGTTTGAATAACTAGCATTTACTTTACTCCTGTTTGTTTGTTAACGTCCTTTAAATACAGAGCCACCAGCATATTTGTATTGAGGATCCATTTTCATATCTTTGTTAGGTTGTTTATTTAAGCATTTACCCATTGCCATACATTTCTTAGGGGTTGGACACCCTGGGCATGTTTTCATCAGTTTCTCCTATAGAAAAAAAAGGGGAAGCCCTAAGACCTCCCCCCTCAATTAAACCTACTCTAGGCCGTAGATAGCGCCACAACCCAATGGGTTACGAACTTCTAGGGTAGTTTCTTCAACCATCATACCTTTGGTTGAGTCACCCTGCTGGCCTACGTCAACTTCTGCAAGAGGACGCAGAGTTGCAACAGCAAACCACATTGGATCATAGATCAATGCAGAGAAGTTAGCAAGGTTAGTAACACCAGCGCCTGAGTGAGCAACGTTGTTGTCACCAGTAAATGCGAAGTTGTTTGTGAGACCCATTACGTAGTTAGGTACTACCATAAGATCACCAAAGTCTGACATGTAGATGTCAACTGACTGACGCAGTTTGCCTGAGTCATCAATGTTACGCTGTACGCCTGTATCACCAACCATTAGGTCAGAGAAGTCACGGCGAAGCTTTGGTGACAGCATGATCTTTGAGGCTTTACCGCCTTGCTCATAGATCTTCTGCATGACTGAATCAATGTTAGTCAAAGCAATTGGATCACGATCAGGTGCAGTTGTTGAACCAGCAATGGTTGAACGAGGAATAGCTGTACCGTCTGCGTCTGTTCCTGCGCCTGTAGTTGCTGCTGAAGGAGCCTGGAATTCACCAACATAGTCAACAGTTGTTGCTGAGTTAATGAAAGACTGATAACCACCAGCAGAACGAGCGTTAGCGTTCTGTGTACCTACAGCGTTTGAAGTGTTCATTGAGTGAATCATATCAAACTCAACGTCACGGCGAAGCTCTGTACCACGCTTTTTAAGCTGGTATGCATATTCGTCTGCAACACCAGCCTGGTCTACTGCACGGCGTGTGCCTGATACAGCAATTGTCTTACCGTTAATCTGAGTGTAGTTACCCAGACGAGTGCGATATGGACCTGAAATAGCAAACTTGTCGCCAGTTGCAGGTGTTGCACCTGTACCGCCTGAGCCTGTTGCATCTGGTGCAATCCAGTCTGTACCTTCGCCAATGCGAGAATTGCCTGGAGCTTCCAGCTGATCTGTCTGCCACTCATGGTAGATAGCTGTAGCTTTTGCTTTGCCAATGGATGACATGAAAGGAGTTTCATCACGAGTGATCATTGTGATAAAGTTGGCAAGATCTTCACGCTGTGAGACATCTTTACCAGTTCCGCGAGCTGGTCCTGCTGGACCTCCGGTGCCGCGTACACCAAGATTATTAGCCATTATTAATATACCTCCGAGGTATTATAAGTTTAATGAGCGTTGAGCAAGACCTCTCAAAAATTCCATTTGATCTTCATTTGAAGAATTTGGATTTAAAGCCCGTGACCGTAAAGCAGAGGCTGCATCTTCTTTCTTTTTAGTTGCAGTCTTAGCCTTTTTAAGTGGGGCTTTTTTGGCAGGTGTATTCTTTCTTTTGACAGTACCTTTTGAAATACCTTGTTTAAGTCTTCGATAATCATCAACAAACTTAACAATAATAGGGTCAGCTATAGAATCTAAAATCTCTGTAGAGATTCCTTCAGAAATAGCAAACTCCCTAATAGCCACAGCTGTCTCTTCATTAAAATCAGAAATTAAATCAGGAATAGCTTGATTAAAATATTCAATTTGTTCTTGCCATTCTTTTTGATTTTGTTCTTCTTCTGCTTTTTGAAGATTAGTAACTAGTTGTTCACGTTGATTACGTGCATTCCAATAGTTTTTCTGTGCTTGTTCTCGTTTGTCTTTGAGTTCGTTGACTTCGTAAGTATCACCTTCTTCACGAGCTTTTTCAATAGCAGCTTCGATCTTGTGGTACTCTTGTGAAAGAGCCTGTTCATTTGAGTATAATACAGCAGCAGAAGCTTTAGATAAGGTTTGAATTTCTTCTACCTTACCTTGATATTCTTCTTCTAACTGTTTTCTTGCATCACCGAGTTCTCGACCCTTCTTAGACAGATGTTGTTCAGTAGAGTAACCTTTGATAAGGTCACTAAAAGAAACTTCAGTATGTTCGCCATCAATTTTGACAACAACTTTTGCTTCTAGATCTAAGTCTTCAATAGCAAACACATCAGGTTCATCGGTAGCGGATTCTTCATCGGCATCTTCTTCATCTGTGTTTTCTTCTTCCGTTTCTTCAATCTCTTCTTCATCATCTTCGTTATCGGTTTCTTCTAATGACTCTGGGTCTTCTTCATCAGTTTCTTCCGTGTCTAACTCAGGGATTTGCTCATCGGGTAGAGTATCAACGAAATCAGAGTTTCGTATGATGTCAGCCAGCAAAGCCTCTTCAGTTTGACTATTAACCTCTGCAGTAGGTTCATCCAATTGGGTAGAGTCTACAGGTGCTTCGGTATTATTTTCCATTTACTGCCTCCTTCTTTTTAGAAACTACAACAGTTTCCTTTTTAGATACAGTATTATTAGAATTCTTTTTAATATAAAACTCTTTTAATTGTTGCATATTCCACAGTACTTCAGCATTAAGTTTTGCTTTTCCTGGACTACGCATAGAATCATATTCTAAAGTGTCTATCATTTGATCATAATTTTTAATAAGTTGACCATAATCAATTATTCGTTTCGCCATTGTCGTCCTCCATTAAGTGCGGAATGTTTTTTCCGTACATCTCAAAGTTCATCATTTTCTCCTTAACACTACCTAGTGCCATAGCAGAACTGTAGAGAAACTCACGAGATTTAGTTTCATGTGGCTCCGTCTTGAGCCATTCTAAAAAGAAATCAATTAAGACTTCTCCATATACTTCATCAAAGAATTCATCCCGTTCTTTAGCAGCAAAGTGCCCTTTTACATGGGCTTGCCTAGCTAGTTCTTCGGGATGAATCTTTTGGTTTCCGTATGATTT